CTATTAACTCCTAATTAAGCGATTAAGTGATATAGCCATTGTAAGCGGGGTATAATTAATTGTCAATTACCACACAATACCACACTTTACCACACAATTATACACTAATTGGAGGCGAATTATGGCGTAGAGTCAGTACCCCGGATCGCACTGAAAAGAGCGAGGTGTGTGGGTAGAATCATTGAACGACGCTCAATGACGACGAACAAGAGCGAATGACACTGAACGACACTGAATACGGGTGACGCATCACCTTCGACGTCACCTGACACCGTCTTCACCTTCGGCATCACCCTTGACGACCATTGACCCACCACCGTCTAACTCGCCACTCGATGGAATTGAGTTGTATATACCGCCTATTCCACTAGGGCAAAACCCTGTTTTAAGCAGTCTAAAGCTATACCCCAGGGCAGCAATTGTAACCCTAACTTTCCACTCGATGGAATCAGGTTATATTATACTCACATGCTCAAGGCAGAGTGTCATTGAGTGTTATTAGTAGGTGTCACTTAATAAGTTGATTCTGTCGGGTGAAAAGTTAAGATTTCGTTCTGAGAATCGGTTTCCTAGATTTGACATCTAGATCCAAATTCCTAGATTTGACATCTAGATCCAAATTCTTAGATTTGACATCTAGATCCAAATTCTTAGATTTCAGATCCTGAATCAAATTTTTAAATTTCGTTATGGGTATATGTATAACAGTATGTACACTATAAATACACTACACAAGGAGTAGAACATGCCATATACAGTAACTATAGTAACCACTAAACCACAGGGAACCGCCTGGTGGAATACCGCCGCAGGGTCACCTAATGACCTCGCACGAAAAGAGTTGTTTGCCTGGATGGCGGAACAGCCCGGATACCTAAGTATAAGTGACACTCCAGCTGAGGCGGATGTCTCCACTGTGGTCTTGGTATTTGATACCGAAGCCAACTACACAGCCTACAATGCCGCCATGGTTCAGCAGCCTGCTGCCATTACCCGCGCTGAGTATAATTCGGCTCAGGGTATCACCAGTGTCGTCACCGCCCAGACCACCTAGGTCAGGAGATTTCTTCGAGGCCATCAGGGTCGCCAGATTTCTTCTAGGGTGACCCAGATTTTCTTCAAGGTCTGTAGGGATTCTACAACAGTCATTTCGTTGTTTTCATGCGACACCGAAGTTCAGGTCAGCACTCCATTATAGCTGATTTTGATTTAATTGTCAACCGGTTTTAGTGTCGTTTTTTCGCAACTTGTCGTTTAAATACAACACCAGAACCAGAAGTCAAAGCTATATTATAGCATACTTTTAATTAATTGTCAAGCGAAAACCGATGTCGGTTTTTTGCAACATCAGAACAGTCAGGCACGGTGCCCACCACCCCTTTTCATTCGACAAGCATATTTTAGTTGATATTGATTTAATTGTCAAGCCCCCTGTTGGTTGTGCTTTTTTCACTACAGTCACAAATCCTACCGGTATATGATTTAATTGTCAACCTCAGCATGCCGACTGTTGTTTTGACACGACCCCGGGAATGACAGGCACCCTCGCCGTCCATCCCTTTTCATTCGACAAATACATTGTAAGCGGCGGTGATTTAATTGTCAACAGGTTTTGTTGTAATAAAACACTAGACAGTTAATTCAGATTAGGCTATAATAGTACAACACTAACAAAACGGAGCACTAAATGGACTGGTTAATCAAAATGGAAATAGCCCTGGCTAATGTAAAACGGGCTATTGCAGAGTTAGAGTCTGTAGAGGGGTTAGAGTACATTGTGGAAGAACTGATTGCTAGTAAGATTGACTTAGCAGATGAGCTTGCTGAGTACAAGTCTACGTTTGAGCTTGACAGTTAATCCTAATTCGGCTACAATAGTACAACACTAACAAAACGGGAGTACTAAATGACTGTACCACGCAAACCAACCCACAATGCAGAGCTGCATGTTGAGCTGCTCAGCATTGTACGTCAGTACTCAACAGGGCTCATTACGGACATTGAGCTGCTGGAGAGCTGTAAAACGCTGCAGGACTTGTATGCGCAGTTAGATGTAACTGAGTTGTATGATGGCAATGGCATTAAGTACACCAGCAACCCTTTTGCTACTAAGGAGTAAGCAATGACTAAAGAGCCTAAGCAGTGGAATATTAATGAGCTTAACCAAGAGCTTGCTGACATTGTCAAGCAGTACTCGTCAGGGCTGCTAACAGACGTTGAGCTGTTGCTGAACTGTCAGCTGTTGCAAGAGCAGTATGCGCAAGTGGATCTGAGCGAGTTGTCTGACCCTAACACAGGGTTGCGTTACCCCCAGGGTTATGCGCCCTTTGCTACTAACAAGGAGTCTGTATGAAAACAGTAACCCTAGTACTCATACTTAAGGTCCCGGATACAGTATCCGCGCTGGACGCACTCAATGCGGTTGAGTGTACTTTTGAGGGGCAGGACTTGCTACACGACTGCCGCATATCAGGCTATGAGACGGAGGCAACACAATGAACAACTGGAATTTGGAAGGTTTGCGAGTACTGGGTACTTACCTTGAGGACTTCCCTGTAGAGGGGCGGGTGGTGCTAAGCCGTGTATCCTACGGGGGTAAGGTTGTGCATACTGTGGAGCTGGATGCACCTATTCAGGTCTTTGGGTCAGTGCGTGACCGTGTTATCCTGAGTCAGGGGGAGGTACAGCAGGTCAGCAGCAATCGCGTGATGACCCCGCAAGATTAGACTACTACCGCAGTGGTGGTGTCCTCCGCAGAGTCGTAGGTTACCTGTACGAGTCTGTAGTCCACATCATCTAGGTACGCGGTATAGTTGAAAGTGTAGGCGGGCAGTGATGGGTTGGTTACCTCCAGGAACTGGGCTCGCACAAAGGTTAGACTGGCACCGCCGGACTGGACTATAAGCTGGGATAACTGTATGGGGGTGAGGTTGGTAAAGTAAGCTAGCTGGCCTGAGTTGATGGGCATGTGGTTCTCCGTTGTCGTTTATTTATAGTGAAGTTGTTGACAATTAAATCATATTCGGCTATAATAGCTTTACACTAACAAATGGGAGTAGTCGATGACGGGTTACGAGAGCGTTTACAGCGGTGTTCGCGGTGCGTGTTGCTGCGGGTGTTCGGGCCGTTATTGGACTGAGGGGGAGAAAATGTTTCCCAGTATGCTGAAGAAAGTCCTAAACAATCCTTTAGTTAAGGATGAGGGCAGTCATGCGTGGGTAGAAGTGGGTGCTAAGATCTACGTAGCATACAAGTACAAATAGGCTAAGGGGGCCTTAGTGCCCCTTTAGTGCTTGACAGTTAATTCTAATTCGGCTACAATAGCTGTACACTAAACAAATGGGAGTTGAAGATGATTAAATCCTGGGCAGCAGCCAAAGTATCATACGACATGATGTTGGACGAAGACCGTGAGATTCGGGTGGCGGGACTACAGTTCTGGCCCAGCGAGATCCTGCGTCGTCTGGACCCCATTGCTTACCGTACCGGACTTAACGATTACTTAGACGCCTTGGGTGTTGACTCAGATCTGTTTGACTCTGTGGAGGACCTGATCGGCGGTCCTAGAGTGCCCTATGGTGGCAATGAGTAGTTGACAATTAATTCATATTCGGCTACAATAGTTATACACTAACAAAAGGGAGTTGATATGCTTGTATATAACCCTGTTGCAAAGTCTTTTGACAGTCTCACAGAGTCACAATCCCTGTACGAGATTGAGCCTGAGTTAATGTACTATTGGGTACGCAATGGCTTAGTAGATATTGAGGGATTCAAAGTTTGGATACAAGAGTGTCAAGATGCGCACGCATTAGGGCTTGACATTTAATTCATATTCGGCTACAATAGTTATACACTAACAAAAGGGAGTTAATATGTCTGAAGGATACCTCTTAGCAAAGTATACACGGTTAGCTGAAGCAGAGACTGCTAGCATTGAGAAGTTTAAACGGGCTCTGGACAAGGATCCTGGATATGCGCTAACCTGGAGTTTAGATGCGTTTGCTTCTGCTGCAAAGCTGACGATTCTGAATCAAGTCATTGCAGCACTACACAATGACGAGACTACTACTGAACACGTTCGCGCCACACTGATGGACCGTGTACTGCACAAGAGCAAGTACCCTCCGCAAAGCACCAGCCCCACCAGCAACCTTATCGAGCAGTATGAGCTTGCAGCCTGCGCTGAGATTGTCAGTGAGTTGCGTTATTACAAATCCGTTGACAATTAAATCATATTCGGCTACAATAGCTGTACACTAAACAAAAGGGAATTGAACATGAAAGTATCTAACCTTACCGCATTTGTAGATCAAGAGAACGCCTTTGCCACCATCTTCCGACGCCCTGCGTTGAGCTTGCAAAGCCCCAAGGACCGCCAAGCAATTGCTAACCGCCTGGATGCTGCACTCAGCCCCGAGAACCTTACCTGCGATGGGGAGATCCCCCGTGTAGAGGTAGCACGCCGTTATCGCTTCCTGTCGGGTGCTGCCAAGGAATTGCTGGCGCTGGACAGCTCTGTAAAGATGTACGAGTTTTAATCCCTGGGGCTTCGGCCCCTTGACAATTAATTCATATTCGGCTACAATAGTTATACACTAACAAAAGGGAATAAAGATGATTACTGCAAAAACCATTAGCCGTCTCTCCAGTTATCATGACATGAGCCTTACCCGTGCATTACATGACTCGGGTTATAGAGATGACTGTGTCTTTGACTCAGAGTTTGTGGGCATCACCAACACGGGTAGGTTCTGCTACAAGATCCGCTTTAGAGAAGACGGTGAGCTGCAGACTGGCAAAGTGTTCCTTAGTGAAGATGAGGCGGGTGTCAAAGCCGAGTATTAATCCGCTCAGGGCAATGAAGAGATCCGACGAGCCCGCATAGCTGCCGAATGTTTAGTGCTGGCCCGCATAGCTGCCGAAAGGTTAGCCGAAAGGTTAGCTCGCTCCTCGGGAGTCCATTTAAGCCGGGTGGCCTGTATTTTTGCCGAATGTTCAGCTATAATCTCAGGAGACTTACTGGCCCAGGTGGCCCGTGCAGAAGCAGATCGTTTAGCACGAGTCTCGGGAGACGGATTAGGACGACTGCCACCATCACCGCCTTCAATCTTTTTATTAGCCCAGATCTTATTACCGAAGTCGTCCTGTGCGTTGACAATATTCCATAATAGACTGTAGTATTTGCCCCAATATTTGAACTCTTCTTTTGATTGACATTCCTGTATGATTTCAGTATAATGATCATCACCATACTGTCGTAAATGAGGTAACCAATCTTTACCTGATCCTTTGTATTTGAATGGATTTTGAACAGTCTTGCACAGATACATTAGACCGGTTTTGGCGTGAGTTTTCTTTAGCAGGTAAATAGTCATTGCTGATGCTCCTTGTAAGCGTTAGAGTAGTTGGGGACTGCGAATCCCGTGAACTACATCTATTTATCTTCTCCTTGTGTTTGACAATTAATTCTAATTCGGTTATAATAGCCGTACACTAACAAATGGGAGTTGATGATGAAAGTCTCGTTTACTATGCCCCGGAAACAAGTACGTGCGCACGTTATACTATTCTGCGAGAACACACCCTTCAAAGCTCGACGGGTGGAGAGCAAGATTAAGTACAAGCGTCGCGAAAAACATAGTAAACGAGCAGTTGACAATTAATTCTAATTCGGTTATAATAGCCGTACACTAACACTTCAGGAGCAGAACATGGCATTTACAATCAAACCCACTACTCGTCCTGTAATTTCTGTAACCTACGCTGTGGAGTGGAGTGGCGGCAAACCAGCAGATTCGGGTTGTAAGTATATCCGCAATAGAGAGAAAGCAGTAGAGTTGGGACTCCTGAAAAAAGCGGCGGGGTATAGAGTTGCTATACAGAGTCTAACTTCTTCGAGTCACGTACAAGATCTTGATCTAAAAGAACTAGTGCAGGGTTGACAATTAATTCATATTCGGCTATAATAGCTATACACTAACAAATGGGAGTTAAAGATGCTAACAGTCAAACAAGTGCGTCCCATACTGGAATGTCATGTGGACAGTATTGGGCGTAACCGAGCAGGCAACATAGTGCTGCGCAAGGGCTTCTTTTATACGCATGGCATGGACGGGCATAAGTTTGCTCAAGCAGCCATTGCACGCCTAGCTGCGCAGGGCATTGCAGCGCAAGTAGTGGAAGTGGACACGGTGTGGAAGCCCTTTAGGGGCGGTGCTACAGTGAGTCAGGGCAGTCACTTTTTAGCTGTACTAGCGTAAACTTACACCAACACGACAGGAGCACATAATGACTCAATACTGGCATGGTATGCAGCAAGCAGAGCAGGACGGCATGCTGATTGTAGTGGATCGTACCTATTGCGATATAGACCCAGCAGACCTTTTTGATGACGAACATCATAATATCTCAGAGATTCGCGAGAAGATCAACGATGGCTTCTACGACTGGTTTGACCTTAGGGCGAGGGTCTTAGTGGAAGGGCTGGAGGTTGGCTACGCTGCCTGCAGTGGGTACTTGTATGAGGACGCGATGGAAGTGTTCGAAGATGGTACTGCGCAGGACCTTATTGACGAGGCTGTAGCTGATGCACAACGCAAGTTCTACGCCCTGGGTCGCAAGTTTACAGCTCTCGCGGAGGCAGTTGATAATGTATAAGCCCGCAGTCAACATTGGGCACATGAGCCCCAAAGAGCTCAAGAGGCTCACCCCAGGGCAGTGGGTGTATACTGACACCAACGACGCTGAGTCACGTGGCAGGTTCTGGGGTGTTAAACCCTCAGGGACTGTGGTTGTCGCATGGAACGGAAACGCCAAACAACAAAATAGTTATTGGGAATACCAACACGCCCTGCGACATTACGCAAATAACTATTGATTGACAATTAATTCTAATTCGGTTACAATGTACTTACACTAACACACAGGACATAAACATGAAAGCCTACGTACAGACTACCATTATCCAAGAGATCGAAGTGCCCGACACGGCTAGCCAACAGGACGTGCTGAACTTCTTGAGTCAGGAGCAGAGCTTCCGTGACGCCTTTGTAGGTATCAGTGACCAGCATCAAGACTATCGCATTACCGACATCAACGTCACTACTGAGGAAGTAGTTGAGCTTGGTGAAGAGTGTTTTGACAACTAAGGAGACAGGTATGCCCAAGTACAGAGTCATGGCCCATGAGACAGTACGCAAATAACTATTAGGGAAATGAAGAGTTCCGACGGGCCTTGCCAGCCCGTATATTTGCCGAATGTTTAGCTTTGGCCTCAGGAGTCCTGTTGTCCCAGACGGCCTGTAGAGAGGCCGACATCAAAGCCGAATGTTCAGCTTTGGCCTCAGGAGTCATGTTGGCCCGAGCGGCTCGTATATTTGCCGAGCGTTTATCTTTATCTTCAGTAGTCTTACGGGTCCAGGCGACCTTCGCAGAAGCAGATCGTTTAGCAAGACTTTCAGCTGACAGATTAGATTGACCGCCAGTACCTGTTTCAGGAATGCGATTAGCCCATATTTTATTGCCATAATCATCTTGAGCATTGATTATATTATAATACTGGCTGTAATATCTACCCCAGTTGCTTAGTTCTTCTTTTGATTGACATTCCCGAAGTATTTCAGTATAATGTTCTTTGCCGTACTTTTTTAAATGAGATTTCCAATCTTTTCCTGAGCCGTTGTACTTGAATGCATTTTCTTTTGTTTGACCGAGATATTTAAGGCCAGTTATTTTATGGGTCTTGATGTAAAGGGTGTAAATAGTCATGCTGATGCTCCTCAAAGCGTTAGAATAGTTGGGGTTCCAAGGCCCGCGAACTATATTTTTATTTATGTAATATCTCGGTTGACAATTAAATCTAATTCGGCTATAATAGCTATACACTAAACAAATGGGAGCAGATAATGGGTAACGTTAAAATTAAAGTCAGCAAGGTTGTAGCTTTAACCATGTTAAAAGTTCTGCGTAAACGAGTATCCCAACTATCTCGGGGAAATAACGTTGAGCGTATTGACTGCGAAATCGTTATTCGAGAGTTAGAAGACCAATTAGGTATCGCCAGAGAGCCAGAAATACAATTAGAGTTTGACAATTAAATCTAATTCGGTTATAATAGCTGTACACTAAACAAACGGAGCAGATATGTACTGGACATTCAAAGATCTTCGCATTGGGCAGATGTTCCACTTTGACGGGGAGGACTACGTTAAGCAGAGCACCCGTACAGCCCGTCGTTTAATCTCAGGGCTTACTGTGTACATGGGACAAAAAGAAGGCCCAGTCCACCGCATTGCCTGGTAGTTGACAATTAAATCTAATTCGGTTACAATAGCTGTACACTAAACAAATGGAGAAGTCGATGGGAACACGTTCAACTATTGCGTTAGAGTTTGCAGACGGTACAGTTCAACAAGTATACTGCCACTGGGACGGCTACTTGGAACACAACGGTAAGATCCTGCAAGAACATTACTCAGACCCGTTCAAACTGCGAGAGCTTATTGATCTGGGCGACCTGTCTAGCCTTCGACCCACACTGGGCGAGCGGCACGCCTTTAGTCCATTCGACACAAAGATGCCCTTAGCTGAGCATGATGCGCTTTACGGCGAAATGTGTACGTTTTATGCTCGTGATCGCGGTGAGCATAACTGTGCAGCTAAGAAGTTCAAAGACTATGCGGACTATGTTGAGAATCATCAGTACGAGGAATACGAGTACATCCTGCGACAGGTAGACGGGCAGGCTGTTTGGTTTGTAACAGATCGTGACTGCAAATATGTACCCCTGGCGGAGGCGCTTGTAGCCGTTGCCGAAGAGGCAGTTGACAATTAATTCTAATTCGGTTACAATAGTACAACACTAACGAAACGGAGTAGGCAATGGAATTCACACACGACGAGTTGGTTACATTGTTTAAGGTACATTCATCACAGGGCAAGGGTCCGCGTGGTGCTTACGAAGCATATTACGGACATCCCCCGGCCGCAGATCCGGAGGGTACCGAAGCAGTAGAGGACTTCATCTGCAGTTTTTATACAGCGTATAATCATTATCGTGGTTATCAAATTTTTTAATTAACTAAGAGGTAGTACTATGAACTTTTTCAAAGTAGCAGGTGTAGCACGTAAGGGTATAACGTTGTCGGTGCGTTATGCAAACTCACTGGATCGAGTCAGAGTCCTAGAGCGTTCGGGATTCAAAGACATTGGGTTGATTGAGCTACCCAGCCCTATGAGCAAGATGGAAGCAGTACAGTATCTTGCGCACGAAGGCTTCGCACAGGGCAATGAAGAGATCCGTCAGGCCCTGGGTTATGAGATCGAGAAGCTTCGCCTGAAGTCCGGGGAGCTGAAGTTGAAGAAGGGTCAGGTTGTTCTGGCATCAACAAAAGAACCAGAAATTGCTTGACAGTTAATTCATATTCGGCTACAATAGCTATACACTAACAAAACGGAGTTGAATATGAACTATACTGTAGAGGTTTATAAGCTGGATCGGCGTAAGAAGGCAGGCGAGCGTCTTGAGCACAAGGTAGAGTACCGGGACGTGGCGTACAATACTCTGTACGCAGGCGCTGCAATTATGTGGCCAGCTACTCGAGGGTTCCGTGTAGCAATACACGAGACTTATGTAACACGCAAGAACCTGCTGAGTGGCGAAGAGTTTACTGAGCGTTATGATACGCCCAGCTTTTGCAGCCCGTCAAGCGAGAGCTATTGGTCAGCTTGACAATTAAATCATTATCGGCTATCATAGCTATACAGTAAACAAACGGAGCAGACGATGAAGACAAAGCAAGATTTGGATGCACACGCCAAAATGATTGAATGGGGCAAGACTGTGCTGGAGTACGAAGCAGCGTGCAAAGCAGCTGGCCCTGTACTCGGCTGGACACTAGCACATGAACTTAAAGTAGCTGCCATTGAGCGCCGTATGGCTCGACTGCGCGGCCCGTTCCAAACAGCTATGTCTAAGCTGGCAGTACGACAAGCTAAACTTGCTAGCACAACGGAGTAGTCATATGACGGTATCTATAGATCGTATTGCGGACATGGCGCAAGAGGCTTGTTTTTACGAAGACCCACAGGGTTTGATGTTCAGAATTTTATATTGTGACTTGGATCTGGGGTTTATGCAGGTACAAGACGACAATGGTGGTGAATTCCATGTCTACTTTGGCTCTATCAAATTCACCGGTCATGAGGGATTTTACCGCGCAGTTAAGATGAATCCGCTTGACAATTAATTCATATTCGGTTATAATATACTTACACTAACAAAACGGAGTAAACCTAATGAAAGTAGCACAACTCATTGAGCAGTTGCAAGACATGGACCCCAACGCTGATGTACACTTTAGTTATAACTATGGTGATCACTGGCGCACACAAGTAGCACCCACTATTGATCGTGTGGACGAGGGCTACGTTGAGCACAGTGACTATCACAACATGGACAAAGTGATTGACCAGGACGACTTTGACGATGAAGATATTAAGTTACCCAACAGGGTCGTCCTGTTAAGCTAAATCTAGAAACGAAATCTTCAGAGTTGACCTTAAGATTTGACTCTGTAGGTTTCGTTCGTATGTTTCGCCGAAGGATTTGACTGACAGATTTCGTCTGAAGATTTGGCCTAGGTAGTTGACAGTAAATTCGACATAGGCTATAATAGCTATACACTAAACAAACGGAGTTAAAGATGAAAACATTCCAAGAAGTTCGTTATGCTATCCAGTTTAGCAATTTTACAAACGATCAGCTGAACGCATTGAGCGAAGCTATTCGTTACGCTCGCAGTGAGCTGGTAAAGGACGTCAAGCGTGGACTCTGTATCGGCGACAATGTGAACTTCATCAGCAGCCGTTCGGGTAAGAACGTCACTGGGCACGTGACCAAGATCGCAGTCAAGTACGTGACAGTACGTACGATTGAGGGCTTGTGGAAAGTGCCAGCCAATATGTTGTCTGTGCTGGAGACAGCATGAGCGCAGGCGACATGCTCGCAGGAGGCCTAGGCCTCCTGGTGGGCCTCGTTGGAGTTGTCGCGTATGCTATGGGATTTAAGGCGGGGATGATGCGAGCCTTCGACAGGGCCTCACGGATATTGAAGGATGTATTTAAGAGTTAGTTAGTGTGGGGCGGGCGGTGTGCAATGCACCGCCCCAATGCCCCTGACAGACTTACAAGGCTACAGCCAGGTGATTTAATTGTCAACCTGAATCTGATCTGCCGGAATGACAGGCACCCTCGCCGTCCATCCCTTTTCATTCGACAAATACATTATAACCGAAAACGATTTAATTGTCAAACGAAAGAATCTAAAAGAAATGGTTGACGATTAAATCTAATTCGGCTATAATAGCTGTACACTAAACAAACGGAGCACTTGATGACAAACGAAGAGATTACCCGCGCAGTCCTTACCCCAGGTGAGAACAAAAGCCTGTTAGCTTTGCAAGCTCGTGCTCATAAAACAAAGCGTACTATTGTAGTCACTGAAGACCAACTACAGTCAATGCAAAACGCTTTCCTTGCTATTTTAGCCTCAGG